ATATTAAGTGCAGTCGATGGAGAAATATTTTCTAACCAAGCTGCGGCAAGTAAGTTAGTAAAATTAATTGACAGTTATGAGCCTAGAGTTTTAGATCAAATTTTAGGTAAAGGTAATACAAATAAATTAAAAGAATTTGCTAAAGATATAGAAATTTTAGGTGATGTAGGTAAAGAGGGTAGTGTTGCTGCACCAGCATATACTAACTCCCCTATTAAAAAGTTTTTTGATATAGCTAAATTTAAAATTATGAATATGATTTTTTCAAAGCCAGAAAATTTAAAAACTTATATTAATATGCAAAAAGGTGGTGCAAGTCGTTTAGATAGAGTTAACGCTACTATTACGCAAGCGGCAAATAATGGATTAAGTGTAGCAGAAAACACAGCTAGAGTATTAAGACAATCAACTCAACAAGCTATATTGCCTTCTAGGACAGAGCCTGAAAGTGGTGGTATGTTTCCAACACCTTTAAGTGAGCGAACAAATGTTCCCAATGTTCAACCACCAGCAACAAATACATCTATTGGTGGTATAGACATAACACAACCTGGAGTTGGTGCTGCTTTAGGTATTAGTCCAGCAAATCAAGCTATAGCTTCAAGATCAATACCAGAATCAAGGCAAAACTTGTATAGGAATTTAACTCAATGAACGTAGAACAACTAAGAGAAGAACTCAAAGAAGACGAAGGATGTAAGTACGAAATATATTTAGATCATTTAGGCTTGCCTACGCATGGTATAGGACATCTTATTACTGAATGGGATGAAGAATACGAAAAGCCAGTAGGCACAGCAGTATCAGAAGATAGAGTTAATAATTGTTTTCAAACTGATGTTCACGGCACAGTAGAAGAATGCAAAAAGTTATTTGATAACTTTGATGATTTACCTGAAGAAGTGCAATTAATCTTATGCAATATGATGTTTAATATGGGCAGACCTCGTTTATCAAAATTTGTTAAATTTCGTGCTGCCATAGCTGAAGAAGATTGGTTGGAAGCTGCAACTCAAATGGAAGATTCAAGATGGCATAAACAAGTAACCAACAGAGCCAATCGTTTGATAAAACGAATGGAAGCTATTGGCGTTAAAGAACAAGTTGCTTAGTTATTAAGTCTACCTAATCCTAAATTGGTAATTTTGTTTTCTTCTTTGTATCTTTCTTCATAATCTTTATCGACCCAAATAGAAACTTGTTGACGAATATTGCGTCTTTCATCGGCACAAATTCTTTTTAATTTTTCATAAGTTTGAACATCTATACCAATTGACTTGAATTTTGTTGTGTCTGCCATTATAATAACTCCTATGTATTCTAATAATAAACGAATTATACCTAGAAAAGTTGGGAAACCCAACAAGTATTTTGCAAAAAAGACTGTTGCCATGGGATTAAAGTTTGATTCGAGGTGGGAAGCGGAGCGTTGGGGTCAGTTAAAAGCTATGGAACGAGCTGGTGTTGTTGACCAATTAGATAGACAAATCACATATCTATTGGAAGTTAATGGACATAAGATATGTAAATACATTGCTGATTATACATATTTATTATTAGACGAAGATGGATCATCAAGATTTATTGTTGAAGACGCTAAAGGTGTTGTCACACCAGAGTTTAAGCTAAAGAAAAAACTTATGTTAGCCATTCATGGCATTGACATCCTACTTACTTTTAAAAAAAATAATAAATAAAGTTGACAAACGGGTTTACAGTTCCTATTTTAAAGTTTCTAGTAGTTAAATTTTGAAAAGGAAAGTCAATGAATAATAGTGAATTATTCCACAATTCCGTTTCTTCTTTGTTTAAATATAAAGAAGGTCTAAAGGATGAGTTGGAAAAACTTAAAACTAAATTAAACGATCTTAATATTGTATTAGCCGAAAGATACCAGAATACAGCTCGTGATATACTTGTTGAAAAAGGTTTGGATTATGGTTCTACAACTTTAAACGAAGATGGTTTTAAAATAAAAGTAACTATGAGTAAGAAAGTTACTTGGGATCAAGAAGGACTTGCCATTGCATTTACAGAAATGCCACCTGAAGACGCTAGGCATTTTGCAAAGTTAACTTATTCTGTTGAAGAAAAGAAATACAATGCAGCAACTCCTTCTATTAAAGCTAAGTTACAAGAGCATAGGACTGTTGAACTTAGAGGTACAACTATAGATATATTGGAGAGTTAAATGGGGTTAAAAATAATAACTGCCGAAGAACGTATGGCTGAAAAAAAAGGTCACAAGATTGTTATATGTGGTCAAAGTGGAGTGGGTAAAACCACTCTTGCAAGAACTTTAGATTCAGCGACTACTTTGTTTATGGATTTAGAAGCTGGTGACGCAGCTATTGAGGGATGGATGATCGATATGATTAGACCACAAACTTGGTCAGAATGTCGTGACTTTGCATGTTTTTTAGGAGGTCCTAATCCAGCACTTACAGACGATCAGCCTTACAGTAATGCTCATTACGATTATGTAAAATCGTTATATGGTGATCCATCAGCAATGATGAGCAAATACGATAGCATATTTGTTGATAGTATTACTGTAGCAGGTCGATTGTGTTTTCAACATTGCATGGGTCAGCCTGAAAATAAATCAGACAGAAGTGGCAAGGTTGATACTCGTGCCGTATATGGAATGCACGGCAGAGAGATGATGTCTTGGCTTACTCACTTGCAACATATTCGTTCTAAGAATGTTATTTTTGTTGGTATCCTTGATGAAAAAACTGACGATTATGGTCGCAAACTATTTGAGTTACAGATAGATGGAACTAAGACTGGTCGTGAATTACCTGGAATTGTTGATGAAGTTATCACGATGGCAGTTATGACTGGCGATGAGAATACTGGCACATATCGTGCCTTTGTATGTCAGACGTTAAATGAATGGGGTTATCCAGCAAAGGATAGATCGGGCAGACTCGATGTATTGGAAGAACCACACTTAGGAAAACTTCTGACTAAAATGAGTGGTGGGATAAAGCAATCAGAAAGAGAGTTAACTTTCGTAAATCCTGCTAATGTAACGTCTAGCAATGAAGGAGAAATTAATAATGCTTGACCTAAATGATGTTTCCGTAAGCGAAACAAATACCGAGTTTGAATTGATTCCTGAAGGAACGATTGCTCGTGCAATTCTTTTAATCAAACCTAATTATCTTACATTAGAAGAATTTTCTACTACACCAATGTTTAAAGAGTCTCCACATTCAAGTGCAAAATATATAGAGGCAGAATTTACAATTGTTGGTGGTAAATTTGACAAACGTAAAGTATGGCAAAATGTATTTTTTGATGGAGATGCTAAGAACGATCAAGGCATTTCTAAGGCTAGAGTTAATGGCATCAGAACATTGCGTTTGTTAGTTGATAGTATGCTTGGTTTAGATCCTAAAGATGTATCACCAGAATCAAGCAACAAACGTAAGATACCTGGAATTGATGCTTTGCAAGCTCAAGAATTTTGCATCAAAATAGGTGTTGAAAAAGGCACTAATGGTTATGCTGACAAGAACACTCTTAGGAGTCCTATTGCTGCTGACCATAAGGAGTTTATCCCTAGTGGCAATGCTCCACAAGTTGCACCACAAGTGCAACAGCCTGCAGTTCAGCAACAAGTTCAGCCAACGGGGAGTGTAACTCCACCTTGGGCATAAAGGTTTATGAATTTCTAGCGGCAAGACTTTCCTTCGTCTGCTAGAACTCGCTTGGGTAGTGCGAGTGCCGCCAAACTACCCATTTCATCTAGCAATGAAAGGAAATCCAATGAAAACATATGAACAAGCAAAAGAAGAGATGATTTTTCAAGTTAATAACTTGCAAGATGTTATTAAGTTATTAAGAGAGAATGCTTATTACGAAAAAATTTGTGGAAGTTGTAGCACTAAAATGCGTTTAAGAGTTAACGATTTTAGAGCCAATGAAAAAAAGTTTTGTAGTTCTACTTGCAGATCTAGGAATCAAAGACGTAAAAATGAGAGTAAATAATGATTCTTAGACCATACCAAAAGATAGCAGTTGACGATGCTTCTACTGCTCTTAATAAACATAAAAACACTATTGTTGTTGCTCCGACTGGAGCAGGTAAAACAATTATGCTATCGGCATTAGTTGGTAAGAGATATAAAAAGGGCAAGAAGGTTCTTGTGTTGCAGCATCGTGACGAACTTGTAAGACAAAACAGAAGCAAGTTTGCAAAAGTAAATCCAAAGATAACAACAAGTGTGGTAGATGGATCAGAGAAAGATTGGTCTGGTGAAGCTATATTTAGTATGGTGCAGACGCTTTCAAGACCGAACAATTTAGATAACATGTGTGAATTTGACATGATAATCGTGGACGAAAGCCATCATGCAATAGCCGAAACCTACACTAGAATTATTAATCGTGTGAAAGAAGCAAACGAATCAGTTGAGATAGTTGGCTTTACTGCAACTCCTAATCGTGGAGATAAGAAAGGTCTGCGAAACATATTTAATAATTGTTCGCATCAAATAGAAATTACGACATTAATCCGTGAAGGATTTCTTGTGCCACCCAAAACATTTGTTGTTGATGTAGGTGTAAGGCAAGAATTAGAAAATGTTCGCAAAACTATATCTGACTTTGATATGGGCGAAGTAGAACGAATAATGAATAAGAGAGCCATCAATGAACGTATTGTTCAAGAATGGCAAGAGAAAGCTGGAAACAGAAAGACAGTTGTCTTTTGTTCTACTGTTGTTCATGCACAAGATGTATGTGACGAGTATCGTAGAGCTAACGTCAGAACTGAATTGCTTACAGGTGAAACTCCAAGCGAAGAACGAAAACAAACATTACATGATTTAGAGCATGGCGATGTGCAAGTTGTTGTTAACGTAGCTGTGCTTACAGAAGGGTTTGATGCTCCACCAGTTAGTTGTATTATTTTAACAAGGCCATGTTCATACAAATCTACGATGGTTCAGATGATTGGTCGTGGCTTGCGAACAATAGATCCTGAAGAACATCCTGGTATTATTAAGAAAGATTGCATAGTTTTAGACTTTGGAACAAGTGTCTTAACTCATGGTTCATTAGACGAAAACGTAGACCTTGAAGGATCAGAAGGTAGAGGAACAGGTGCTGCTCCAGAAAAATCATGTCCACAATGCGAATCTATTGTGCCATTATCTTCTCGTGAATGTCCTTTATGTGGCTATGAATTTGGTAAGCAAGATAAAGAAGTATTAGAAGATTTTATTATGACTGAAGTTGACCTTATGGATAGGTCTCCTTATCGTTGGATAGATCTGTTTGATAATGGTCGTTGTATGAGTGCTAGTGGCTTTAATGGGTTTGGTTTGGTTGCTCACTTAGATGATATATCTATTGCTCTTGTAAAGCGTTCTAATGGCAAGTTAAGGGTAGTTAGTGTTGGCACTAAAGAGCAAGCCATAGCGTCTGCCGATGACTTCCTAAGAGAGATTGAAGATAGTGATGGAGCAAGGAAAGGCAAGAGATGGTTGAATGAGGGTGTAACACCTAAACAAACGCAAGCGTTAAGTAATTGTGGTGTTATTGTTAGGGCTATGGATTTTAGTTGGAACAAATATAAAGCTGCTTGTTGGTTAAATTATTTGTGGAATAAAAAAGATATAGACAATAAAGTTATGAGTATAGGAGATAAAAATGCAACGTAGTGAAGCGCTTAAAAAAGCCGAATTATTAATATCTGGCCCTAGAGCAAAAGCATATGGAGACGCTTACGAAACCCATCAAAACATAGCAAAAATGTGGTCTATTGTTTTAAAAAAAGAAATAACTGTGCATGATGTATATCGATGTATGATAGCTTTGAAATGCGTTAGGTTAAACAAAACACCTAAACATGAAGATAGTATGATTGATATTATTGGATATGCTGCTTTAGCAATGGAGGCGTTTGATGGAAAGACTAACACTTAATTATAGCATTAATGTATCTAATGATGTTGGCGTTCAAAATGTTGTTGATGGCTCAATGTTTCTCCATACTGCAAACATAGATAATGAAACTGAATTAATGAATAGAGTAACAGAAGCTATGGAAGATGTTATGGAAGAATTACAGTATGAAATTTTAGGTGGTTATTGCAAGGTAATGTCTGGTCAAGATGAACTATTCAAATTAGATTTTTATTCACATGAGACATTAGATGAGGAGATTAGTAGTAGATGGATAGAGCCAACAATGAAGACAATTCATTAAAAAACGCAGGTAAAGTATTTAGCAAAATAGGTTGGGAGACAAAATTATGCAATTTAACAGAAGAACAAATGGTAGCTTTAATATCTGTTATACAAATGTCAAGGGAGATAGAAAATGAGTTTGTCTGCGAATATGTTACACGATCTCATATTAAATACTTCGGTCCAATCAGGCAACCAGAAGGATTTGAAGACATACCATTTTGAAGAACAAATATCAGAATTTGTTGACAAAGCCATTAAGAAAAAGTCAGATAGTATTCCTAGAAGAACATATTTAGGGGGATCTTCACTTGGGGAGAAGTGTTCAAGAAAAATACAATACAGTTATATGGGTCAAGAAGTGGATAAAGATAGACACTTTAGTTCACAGACATTAAGAATATTTCAATTCGGTCACGAGATAGAAACAAGTATGGCCGATTGGTTAAAGCAAGCAGGATTTGATTTGAGAACAGAAAAGAAAACTGGCGAACAATATGGATTTTCTATTGCTGATGGTAAAATTAGAGGTCACATAGATGGTGTTATTTGTGGAGGTCCAGTTGACATGGCCTATCCTTGTTTATGGGAAAACAAATCAGCTAATGACAGAAAGTTTAAAGAATTTGTATCAAAAGGTATGGCTAAAACAAATCCTATATATGCTGCTCAAGTTGCATTGTATCAAGCCTATATGCAATTAACAGACACTCCATGTTTGTTTACAGTTGTTAATAAAAATACGAGTGAAATATATTACGAACTTGTTCCGTTTGATAAGTTTCTTGCTCAAGAAATAAGTGATAAGGCAGTTAACATATTGCAAGCTACAAAAGTTGGCGAAATGTTACCAAGAATAGCACAGTCAAAAGATATGTTTGATTGTAAATGGTGTAATTATAAGGATACATGTTGGAGTTAAAAATAGACGACATTAAAACGTAGAGAAAAAATGTCGCCTATAACTTCAGCCATTGAAGGTAAGGATAGTGTAATGAGTATAGTGAGATTTGGCAATGCTAATCGTGAATTGAACGCAAAAGATTTAGTAGAGTTAATTAGTGATAAAGTACCACCACAGGCACAGATTGATATCTTACGAGATACATATCCTAATGGTGTTATTCGTGGTGATGAGTTTAATGTTGGCTCTTTAAATGGAGAAGTTGGTAAGTCTTTAAAGATAGATATTAATCCAAGATCGCCTTGGTTTATGAAAGGTAATGATTTCAACGGATCAAGTGGTGTTGGAGGTATTGTAAAGATATTGATGGAGGGTCGTGGTATGAGACTTCCAGAAATAAAAGAATTTTTTTCTAATTATTTAGATG